GTCGTAGTAGTCCTGATTGGCAAGCGGAATGGCCTGGTTGATCATTGACTGCTGTCGCGCTCGTTCGGCGTCGTAGTTTCGCCACAAGAAATCATTTGTAATGTTCTTGATCTGCTCTGCCCTGGCAGGGAAGTGACCGGAGGTCATCTTGCCGACGTCTCGTCCCAGACCTGAGAATTCGCTCGCAAGCCCTCCCTGCGAGAGCTGTATCGCGCGGTTAATTTGTGAGTTCAGGTACGGATTCCCGCCAAGGAAGTCGCCCCTCATGGTGCTGGTCGCCAGGTTCTGCGCGGCGCCCGTCACGGGAGACCCTCCCATTGCCCGGTTGTAGGTGGCCGTCATTGCCGCCTGCGTTGGCTGACTAAGGGGAACGATGCGGTTCCCAGGGAACTGCTGCTGTCCACCCCTACCGTAGTCCGCGCTGGCCTCATGCAGGCCCTGCTGCAGGTACGGCATCGCGTACCCCGGCGGGTTGGTAGTGGTTGACTGCTGCTGGTTTCTTGATGATCCTCCCATTATCTGATCCTCCTCGGGGGCCCGCCGAACCCAAACGCCGGCCTAGTTGCTGCTCTTTGATAGCTCCCGCCCTGACCCGCGGCGGGGTCGCCGTATCCGTACTCGTCCCTCATCGCGTCCGTGGCGTAACCGCCCGTCGTCCCGCCTGGGATTGTCGGCACCCTAAAGGCGGGTGGCGTCCACGGGGAACCCGGCACTATCGGCGTGTAGCCTGGGGGCAATTGAGCATTCGTTGGGTCACCCACTATGTGCGGGGCAATCCCTGAGGTGGCGAGTGACTGGTCAACCGCTGGCATCTGTGTGCCAGGAATGTTCGGCTGAAAACCCGCCTGCCCGCTGGCGCTGATTGCCGGCCCGGCCAAATTTAGGGCCTGCTGGTTAAAGTTCTGCGCCCCCTCAATCCCTGTCGGCAAGAACCGTGCCGCGCCGTAACTTGTGGACGACGACAGCGGTGGTCTTTTGCCCCCGATTGGCGGGCTGCTTCCGCCAGGAAACCCCGGCATTGACGGCTTGCCCACTCCGGGAGGCGCCGACATTCCTACCTGCAGTGCGTTAGCTCCCACTCCGGGAGGCGCCGACATCCCTACTTGTGGTACGTTGAGTCCTGTTCCAGCCATTTTCTTACCCCTATCCTAGAAGGCCGCGAAGACGGAACTTGTCTTCATCGTCCAGCCCGTTAAATTCCCTTGGCCCAGACAAAAGAGTCTGGTTAGCCACGAATTGCTCTCCACCTGTCATATCGTCGAGCTCCCGATCGAGTTCCGTCTCGTCCTGCTCTGAGGTTTCTACGGGCAGCCTGATCGGAACATTAGGGGGAGGCGGCTGACCGACAGGCACGGAGGGCGCCGTCGGGTTGTTCCCCCCTGCCAGTGAGTGGACGGCCTTCGCCGCCGTTGCCGCGGTACTGACCCCCTTAATGACTGGCGCGGCGGCCTTCACCGCCGTCACTAAGTGAGGTATTGCTGTTGCTACAGGCCCCATTACAATTCCTTTCTCATCTCGGTGCTATGCACATTCATTCCTAAAACGCGGGCCCACCCTCGGCGCCCATGTATCCGTAACTCATCGCAGGCAGATTGCCGCGCCCATTCCTCGAGGACCGGCAGGAACTCCAACCATGACTCCAGGTTCGTCCCGGCGACCGCGTAAATCAGGCAGAACTGCTTGCCCGTCCTGGTCTGCGCTATCTGCGTCAGCAGCGCCGCCTCCATCTCGCCCGTGCCGTCAACGGAAGTCCATAACTGAAACTCGCCGTCCATGAGCGCATTGAACACGCCCTGCTGATCCATAACCTCTTCGTAACGCTCGATCACAGGTTCGAGCAGTTCAATTACCTCGCCCCATACACCCGGAATCTCCTCGGCCTGGTACGTGACCAGCCAGGAGCCCCTCGAGCTACCTAATGCCCTGGGGGATGAACTCGACGTCGAGTCCGAGTGCCCTTGTGAATCCTCCACTAACCTTAACCTCCGCCCTTAGGTTTCGCCCCTCCCACAGAACGTCCGCCTTGAACGTAGTGTTATTTACCGTCGAGGAAGGGCTAAACGTGTGAGAGTTGTTGTACTGATCATTTGAGCCGACCCTGACGACGACGTTCGTCAAGGTCGACGGGTTGTTGATGATTGGCCGTATGCCCGTGACCAAGGCCCGCCCCGCTGGGTTTGGGTCAGTCTCCTGGGTTGTGAACGTGGCCTGCTTTGCCGAACCCGTGCGGAGCGACAGCTTCCCGTTAGAGGTGAGCTCGCCGATAACGCCCGCGTCGTTGTTTATTGAGTACCGAGGACTAATGTCGTCGCCGATCGTCCAGTAGCCGGACTTGTAGTTGTAGATTAGACCCGCCGTCCAAAACACACAGTTTATCGCCGGGTTCGCGTGGACCGATCCGATGTAGCTGTTTGGCGCCTCGTGATCCTCAGGTGGGTAGCTTTCCGCTACAACGCCCTTGCCGATATCGACAACCGCGCCACCCTGGAGCATGTAGTAACCGCTCGCTGACTCAAAGAACACCAGGTCCTCGACCTGGCAGAAGTTGTTAACCGAGTAGCAGCCGATTCCTCGGGACACGTATTGAAATCGAAATACCCCGTCACCGCCTACATATGTCACCCTGACTATGCCGCGCTGCTGCAGGATGTAACCAAAGAACTGGCCCCCAGCGATACCCGTTACGGTGCCGTACACCGGGTCGAGGAACTCAATCCCAGCCTGGGCCGCCCTGGCCGCGTCAGTCCCCGGCGTGGCCCAGGTCGTAGGGTCGCCAATATTGCACCACCTGACGGCATGCGCCCCCTCGTCTCCATAGCCCGACGGCCTGCCGGCCATAACGAAGTCACCGATCACCCCCAGGAGGTCAGACGAGAACCCGATCGACGTCAGGCTTCCGTTGTCGGTGTTTACGGCGTTATTCGCGCTTGAACCGCCGAACGCCGCCACCACATGGTCGTCGTACTGCGCGTAGTCAACCCAGGAGACCGATCCACTTCCGGTGTACTTCTTGGTCCAGCTCGTTCCACCGTTGGCGCTGGCGTAAATCCTGTGTCCTCCAGAGGTGGCATTGACCCCGACGTAGATTGACTCCGTCAGGTCGTCGTCATTACCGGGGAACGGAATGTACCTGGGCGCGAGAATAGTTGCCGTGCCGACAGGTTTTGAGCCGACCGTCGCTTGGCTTTTAAGTTGCTTATACCCTCCAGGCTGGTGGATGGTGTTTGTGGCAACCGTCAGGCCTGGGTTATTAAACGCATCCTGGTCGGGGTTCCAGGCCAAAAAGTCAATCCTGACCCGCTGCTTCCGCTGCACTATTGATGTGCGCGGCATCAGGCACGACTCCCTGCTGCCTGTGTGCGGACCCGCTTCGTTCCTCCCGACAGGTATTCGCGCTTAACCTCGAGCTCTGCCAGTTGGCATGCCTCAAGGTACAGACCCTGCCACAAGGGCATCCGCTCGTCATCGCCAATGAAGGGCGCAGCCTCCAGGAGTGATCCGTAGAGCAGAACCTCGGGCGCCTCATCCGTGTACCAGTTGGTCGTCTTGCCACCGGAGCTCAGGAGCGTGTACGTGTAGTAGTAGACGCCCTTCATACTGAAGTCCGCCGGGTTGCCGGGACCGAAGACGAAATTGCCAACCTCCCTGGAGACTAGGTTCGGGGTGCCCTGCTCGTCGCGCTGGGGGTACTCGTCGAAGAGTTCCTCCAGGCTAACAAACCGCAACGGTGTCGTCGGGCTACCGTCGGCATAGCAGAACTTCATCGCCCTGTAGTCCGACGGGACAGCGCCAGTGCCGCCCGAGACCGAGACCGACAGGGCCTTCTCCATGTCGCGAATCATATACTTCCTATACAATTTCGACTGGCAGTTCTGGATAAAATTTGGCACCCAGGAACTCAGGTCCGTCCGGTGCAGGTAGCCGTCGACGGCTGCGTCCAAGCTGTCGTAGTCCGTGATTATTGCCATGCGCGTTTGACCATCTCGACCGGATTCTCGCCGGCCATGTTGATCGCTCTTACCAGGGTGGACTGCCACCGATCTGCATGGTCGCAGTCCATATAATACTCGAAACCGGGCGCCCCAAGGGTGTAATGATGGCAGGCCGCCCCGGAGTTCTCAGGATACTCGCCGACCAGCCAGTTCCAGTCATTGTGCAGGTCGCCTATCTCGTCATCGTCAAGCCACTTGAATCGATGCAGAAACTCGCCGCCGGCGCTCCCGACGAACCCCTTTGTCAGGATGCGGTTCTTCGGGTGCCCACAGTTCCAATGTACGACTGAGCTCCAATTCTTCCTCGGGTAGTCGGTGTTGAAGTTCTCGATCGGCGTCCCGAGGTACTTCCTTGGGTGTTGCGTCTCATACTGGTGCTTTACCACTGAGACCGCCTTGCTTCTGTCGACGTCCGCCAGGAGCTCGGCGATGTCCCGGTTGACGATCATGTCACCGTCAAAGAACAGCGCGTCAACATCCTCGTACCCGCACAGCATCGGTATCAGGTACCTGGAATAGATAAACTGGTTCGTCCCGTCTTGCTGACCGTCGAACTTTAGGATCGACTCAGCCAGAGGAATAAAACACACCGGCACCGACGCATGCTCAATCACCGACTGGCAAAAAGTGTGGTAGACCGCCGCCTCTCTTTGGTCGAAACCGACGAAGATGCGAATCATATCTCCACCTCCGGCCTGGCGGTCATCACAACGAAGAACTCCACCGGACTCACCAGGGTGAACTGCTGCAGGTCGAAGCGGTCCATGAGCTGTGGTAGCCACCACATCACCGGCTCCTGCGTTAAGTGCGCGTTGCGCCCGTCGGATAGCGTCTTGCCAGCGGGCCCCATATGGACGCTTGCAAACAAGACCTCCTTCGTCACGCGCTCCAGGTCGTCGATTACGTCCTGGAGATATTCCGGCTCGATATGTTCCAGGACGTCTATACACGCGACCATCTCTGACGGGGAAGGCTCGCCGCTAAAGGCCGGCACCCCAGGGTCGTACGCCTGCAGTTGCATTTCATGCCCGACGTTGAGGTTCTTGAACAGCCTCCCCTTTCCGCACCCATAGTCCAGCAACTGCTGCACTTTGAGCTTTTCAATAATTGACGAAACAATTGGCGCATACTTTACGCTCGCCGCTCCGTAATCCGGTCGATCCTCATGCAGCTTCTGCTGTTCCGCTGCGTATTCCTTCGATATAAGCACCTATCTCTCCTGATACCTGTTCTATCTCGCTCTTCCAGGAGCCGCGTACCCTCTGTCGAATAAGGCGCATGCAGTTGTACCAAGGCATGTCCTCATACTCTTCCAGGCCGTACCGCCACTGTGAGTTCTTCGTTACAAATACCCACACCGGGGCACCAACGGCACCAGCAATGTGGCCCGCTGTTTGCTGCATTGTCAGCACCATGTCGCATGACGCGATCAGCGCAGCAGAGTTGTCGAGGTCCCGAGACAATGTGGCCCACGGGTACTCGCCAATATCAATGTCCGGGCGCTTATCTTTGAACGCCCGAACCTCGTGTTTCGTGTCCTTGTAGTGACAGATCACCCAGTGCGCGTCGACCGCGTCGAAGACCGGCTCAAGGTCCTCCAGCGCCATCTGTCGGAACTTCGCCCCGGTCCTGGGGATACCCCCCTGCCAGGTGATACCGATGACAGGCTTCTTCTTGGTCTCGAAGAGCGCCTTCCACATCGCCATCCTGTCCGGGTCGGGCGTCAAGAAGGGCGTACCCGGAAAGTCCACATCATGCCGGCGAACGTACTGAGCAGCCTGCCCGACAGCCAGGGACGCCGTCGGCTCCTGGTGCTCAGGCTCCCAGTTCAGCTCGTCGGACCCGAGGGCGCCGTAGACGGTGACGTCAGGGAATGACCTTTCCATGAGCGGCTGGAGCTCGGTGTTACAGTGGAAGATGACCTCATCCGCAAGCTCCTGGCAATCAGGAAGCATGCTCGCGAACGTGATCTGGTCGCCCAGGCCCTGTTCGCCGTACAGAACGAGCTGCCTGGTCTTGCCGCCGTTCCACTCCGGCTCCTCGGCGTACTGGTTCCTGGGTCGCCACTGATCGTGTCCGAGTGTTTTCCGGTAGTTCTTCCATCCCTCCTTCCACTGTCGCCGAGCCAGTTGGCAAAACGAAAGATTAGCGAGCGCCTTGTTGTCATTCTCGTCACGGTGCCGGTCCTCCTCGAACAGCTCATTCTCGCGGAGCTGCTGCGCCTTAAGCGCGTACTCTTCAGCCTCGGCCCACTCGCCCAAATCGATCAGCATTGCCGCCATATTGATCAAGATCATCGACTTCTGCCTGGGACTCTCGGCGAGCTCCGCGGCCTTCCTGTAGCACCTCTTCGCCTCCGTCACCATCCACAGGTCAGCCGAGACTTGTCCCATGTTGATCCAGGACGCAGCATTGTTCGGCATAAGCTGAGTCAGCTTCTTGGATAGTGCGTACGCGATCGGTCTTTTTTCCGACTGAATCATTATGGACGTAAGCACCGTCAGGAACGGCCCATCGTTCGGATCCAGGTTTAGCCATTTGTCCGCAACCGTGTAAGCCTGGTCCAGCTCGCCGGCGTCGGCCAGGTGCCTGGCTATCACCAGGTCCCTCTTTCGCTCTTCCGCTCTGCTCATTGGTGATGCTTCTCCGTCAATTTCAAGTGTGGGTAGTTCTCATTGATCTCCTTGAACGCCCGCTTCAGAACGTCCGGGTCTGGGTCCAGGATGTTAATACCCTTATTCAACAGCTCGAGCTGGACAACCGTCGGGATGATGCAGTACTTCCACCAGTCCTCCTTGATGCCCTTGTCGGTCAGCCCGGAGTTGCGGACCTTCGTCGCGTAGTCAACGAACGGCTGGATGTTCTGCTCCTCGCGGATCGTCGCCACCCCCGACAGCTCGTCGTAGTCGAAGAACGACTTCACACCCGTCAGAGGGTCATAATCAAAAAACTCGCTCATCTATATATCCTTTCGTGTATAATTTACGCGGGAATAAAACAATGTATTTCTTATTCCCCTTTCTTACCCCCTATCTTTAGGAGTCAGACATGGCACTAATCGGACCTGAAGACCCGACCTACTTGGAACGGTTCTTCAAGCGACCTACAGCAGGCTCGGTTCCGCCGTCTCGCCAGACGGAAGCTGAGAAGCGCCAGCTCCAAGAACGCCCAGAACCAGGGCGGGAGCCAGGCCCTGCTCGACGAGGCGTCTGACGCCCTCGAGGCCTTCGTCCTTCCAGGTTTGCAATACCCGCATCAGGTCCTGATTCGGGCTCATTCCTGCACCCTGTAACGCCTGATATTCCGCTGCGAACTCGCCGGCCAGCTCTCTCATGGCTGGCGAATCGGCGTGTTCTGCCAATCTCGGTGCTGCAGGGTCATCCAAAAATCCGAGCATATCCTCGGTGGCGGTCGGCGGTTCCGGTCCCTGTATCGGGCTGCCGGCGGCATCGTAGTACTGCATATCGAGCGGATCGCCGGTCGGCTCTTTCCATCGCAGCTCATCGTAATGGCCCTGCATGTTGCCCTTCAGGCCGTGGCTGCCCGTGATGTTGAATATCTCGTCGTCCAGGTCCTCGAGGGCGTCCCTGGCCTTCTTGTCCGCACCGCCAGGCAGGAAGATGTCGACTCCGCCCTGGCCTGACACGACCACCGCGTCATCGCCCAGGCGCGCATGCGTCGCCGCCTTGATCGCCCGGAACGTGCCTTCGTCCATCATCGGCGTCTCGTACCTGGCGGCATTGAACTTCTGGTCGGGATTCGATAGCGGGCTGAATACTCGGCCTGCCGTGGCATCCTGGCCCAGCATGAAACCGCGTACGCCCTCTGTCGCCCGGACTCGTGCCTGGGATTGCGGCAATAGGCCTGCCGAATCCGTCTGGCTGATCAGGGACTGTGACGTTGTACCCGGTGCAAATTGGCCCTCAAACTCGCCTAGGTGGCTGTACATGGGGCGCTGCACTTCTGACCCCATCGCCCGGACTAGCCTGTCTTTGCCTTCAGGGTCCTCGAAGAGACCGCGCATTCTGGTGTGGTAGTCTATCGGGTCGGCCTGGCCGTACGCTTCCATCCCTTGGGGCTTTCCGCCGCCGATCTCGGGCAGGTGCCCTGACCTGGACCCAGGCATCGACTCCCAAGCATGCTGGTACATTAGCCGATCCGTCGATCCTCCGATCGTGTCCTCAGGCCTGATAGTCGGCGCCCGGCCTTCATCTTCGGCGCGTATCTGCGCCCAATGCAGCTCCTGAACCTCCTTGGCCTTGAGTGGCCTCTCGCCGCGTTCCGCCCTCCTGGCGTTGATCTTTTCCATTGCCCGGTCGCGGATTTCGTCATTCCAGGACACCTGTAACTCACCTGAGGGCGGCCCCTTAAACCCGGCAGCGCGACCCTCCCATCGATCGTTCGGGGCCAGGAGGCTACCTTCA